GAATTACGCAAAGAAATACAATACTACTTATGAAATTGATACATGTACACGGTTTAAAGTATACAACGACTATAAACTAAAACTGAAAGCGTATTCCAAGAAAAGGTTTGATCCGTTTTGTAGATGGGAAAGAATTAAAATGCCTTTTGGGAACCAAGAGTATAGCATTGAGACCACGATTGGACAACTGAATTTCTTCAAGTGGGCAATCGAAAACCGTATCATTCGTTACATTGAAGAAAACATGGTAGATATTGAAGAAGACATGAATCTAAACAATAGTATTTCTAAAACAAAGAAACACAACGATTCCTTGGAGAATATAAAAAACAGTCGAAAGAGACGAGAAGAGTTGTCTCTATCTTCTACAAAATGTTTGAAAAAAGAAAAAGCGGAAGTTGTGATTAAATTCGTATAGATATTTCACACACCTATTTATATGGGTCAATCGGCATCTTATCCAATTTGTACATTTCAAGAATTACAAACCAAGAAAGATTCCAATTCTTTTTTATTGGTAAACACTCTTCCCCTTCATAAACAACAGTATCTGATACAAGGAACCTTGCCTGGTTTAGAAGAATCTGCCAGAATCAATGAATATTTGCACAAGAATAAACAGATCCGTATTGTTCTCTATGGTTTGGATTGTAACGACCGAACGGTCATGACCAAGTTTGCCCAGTTAAAAACCTTAGGATTTTCGAATGTCTTTATTTATCGCGGAGGATTGTTTGAATGGTCTTTGCTACAAGAAGTCTATGGGTCTAATTTTCCAACAGACGGATCCCTGTCCGACCCCATGGACGTCTATAAAAAAAATTGACGAAAGTTTTTTAATTAAAAAGATAGATACATTCCATCAAACATGGACTTCAAACAATCGAAACTCACCAAAACCGAATGGGAAAGCATGGAGAAAAAGGTAGATTCCAAAGAAAATAGTATTTTGAAAATGATTCGCGATGGATTGATTCAACCGAATAGTGATTGCCGTCTTTATTTTACAACCAATCAAATGCTCAAACTAGAACACCCTGATAAAGATTACCATATCTACATGGTACTCTTCAAAGACGTTTTGAAAAAATACGAATTGGAGACCATGGACCTGCCAAAACCGAAGAAACCTTTGAATTCCGCGGATACCATTCGTCTGAAATCAATGACCACCAAGATCGACGAATCTGTTGAAATCGTGCTCTTAGATTTGGTGCGAAAGTTCAACAAGTCCAAAAAATCCAAAGAACTCTATTACTATAATATTCAGTATCTCTCAGAACTGTATCCTATCAATCAGTGGATCAAGAAATGGATTCAGACGTTCTTGGAGAAAAACAAAAGTGAAGTCAACGTGATTCGTTTTCTGGAAAATACCTACAAATACCTTGAAAATAATGAAATCTTTCGTTATAAACCGCTTCAATTGTACGAACATCAGAAGAGTGTTTATGAAATCATGAATCAACCAGGTCCTAAAATGATTGGATATCGCGCTCCAACGAGTTCAGGAAAGACGTTGACTCCCTTGGGGATTTCTCAACGATACAAAGTCATCTTTGTGTGCGCTTCGAGACACATCGGCATCAGTCTCGCCAAGAGCGCTGTAAACGCGAATGTAAAAGTGGGATTCTCTTTCGGGTGTTCCACTTCAGACGATGTGAGACTTCACTATTCTTCGGTAAGAACCTTTACCGAAAAATACGGGAAGAAAAGACCGGTTCATAGCGATGGACGTAATGTAGATTTGATGATCTGTGACATTCAGTCGTATGAAGTCGCGATGCTTTACATGTTGTCTTTCTTTGACCCACAATCGATGGTACTCTTTTGGGACGAACCGACCATAACGATGGACTACGAGACCCATGATTTACACGAGTGTATCTCCAAGGTATGGGAAGTAAATACCATTCCAAACATTGTCCTGTCTTCCGCGACGCTTCCGAATCAAGAGGACCTGACGGAGATGTTTGACAAATACAAAGAGAAATACAAGGGCGAGGTATTTTACGTGGAGAGCATGGACGAAACCACGCACATTACTCTACTCGACAGTACAGGAAAGATTGTGACGCCTCACCAGGTGTTCGCGCTAGACCGCGCTGGAGCAATGACGTTCATCGAGAAGCATGGCATGAGTCATATGAAATTCTTGAGTTTGAGTGAATGTGCCGAATTCATTCTGTACTTTTCCAAAAAGTATACCACGGTCAAAGGGTGGTTGTCCGATACTTTTCCCACGCTCGCCTCGATCAACTCCCAACAGTTGCGTATGTTTTACTACAAAGTGATGCAGTATTTACCCGAATGGACCGACGATATTCAGACGTATTTGTTGAGAAGACCACCCTCTTTGATGAATGTTTCGAATCTGGTCGTGACCGAGTCGAGTCATACATTGACTCATGGACCTACCATTTATCTATGCGAGAATACCCAAGATTGGATCGAATTCTTCGTGAAGAATAGCGGGATTCACCCAAATACGTTGATGGAGATGGAGAAGAAACTACAAATCAACCAAGATATTCTAGAGAAAATCAATAAAGTCCGCAAAGATATCGAAGACAAGACTGCCAAAGACGAAGGGAACGAGAATAAAATGAAAGAACAACGGTTTGATCCCGCGACTAAAACGATGATCCAAGAGATGGAATGTTTGGAACGTTCTCTCAAACCGGTTCACCTACACCCCACTTATATTCCAAACACACGTGAGCACTTTGATAAATGGACTACCGACATGAACTTCGCCACCGCCAACGCCTTTCGAAGCGACATCGACGAGTCGTACGTTCGAAAAATCATGAAATTGGACGTGGATATTTCTTACAAAATACTCATTCTGATGGGTGTGGGCGTCTTTCATCCTCAAGCGAGCGACTATAGTGATATCATGAAAGATCTGTCTGAACAAAAGAAATTAGGCGTCATTCTCGCCAGTAGCGATTTCATCTACGGAACCAACTACCAATTCTGCCACGCTTACATTGCCGAAGATTTATGTAAGATGACACAGGAAAAAATCATTCAAGCAATTGGACGTGTTGGACGCAAAGAACAAAACAAGACCTTTACCTTTCGATTTCGAGAAGACCGTCTCATTCATTCCCTATTTATCCAAGAAAATACGTTGGAGACAAAACAAATGAACCGCTTGTTTATTTGAATATAAAATCATATAAATAACTTTGGTATTTTTTACTACATGGAAATTGAGTATTTTACAAAACTAGAACGGATTCCGTACAAGGGTATCACCATTTTTATGATTACCCTTTTGCGAGACTTGCCCACTCCATTACAGTGGCAGTTTACAATTGAGTCTTTCCGTGATGAGTTTGAACGTGTAAAACATGAACACAACAAGTTTGCATTTATTATGGATGTGCGTCTCATTGGACGTCTTTCTATTTCACACATTCGAGAGTTTGTAAATCTACTGGAAACGTATAATGACGTTTTACAAAACTATTTAATTTCTAGTTCGATCTATACCACGAATAATTCTCTCCTCGCGATGTTGTTTGAAATTTTAAAGTCGTTTTACAAGACCAAGAAACCCTTGAAATTTGTCTATACCCTAGAAGACGCCTACGCATTTATCGATTCTCAACCCAAAGAGGTGATTCGCGATGAGGTGAAACCCTAAACAGGATACTATTTGTGAATTAAGACAAATTTCTGTCGGAAATAAACAATGACTCCCTAGAATAAACATTTTTCGTTATAAAATTGATCACAATCACTCTTGACCATTTCTCATATAGATGGAAATCGTCAAGGATACGGAGATAGACTCAAAATGTCGGAAAGAAGGTTGTCGATTCAAAGAGAAAGTTCATCATTACTGTGGAAAACATCAAGTAGAATGGTTTCGCGAAGAAACTTACGCTCTTGGACTCAAACCGTGTGTGAATGATATTCGCGGATGTCGCGTACAGAATCCATTGACCTATCTACGAACCAAGTGTGTAGGTTGTCTTGAGAAAGATCGTGAGGTGGATCATCAAAAACGAAAGGACCTTGTGAAGGAATCGGACAAGAAACAATGTTCCGCTTGCACTCGACTATTTTCGATGGATCAGTTTCAAGGGATTCATGGTATCACCAAGACCTGTCAAGGATGTCGAGATTCCAACAAGCGCGCCGATTTGAAGCGAGACAAAGAACATGTCAAGGAAATGGCGAACAAGAATGCGGCAAAACCAGAACGTAAGGAGGTCAAACAAGCGTGGAAAGAGAACCACCATGAAAAGGTTGCCTCCTATTGGTTGGATGCAAGAAAACGACTCATCGAACAAGATTTGGAAGGATATCTCAAGAAGAATGCAGAGAATGCCAAGAAATGGCGCGATGCAAATCCGGACAAAGTATTGGAAAATAACAAGAATAAAATTATGAGTATGGATTCACAATACAATGTATATAAAATATCCGCATCAACCAAACAGTTAGAGTTTAAACTTACAAAAGAAGAATACACTATTTTAGTCAAAATGCCTTGCTACTATTGTGGAATTCTTCAAGAGAAAGGGTTCAATGGAATAGATCGTCTGGATTCTGGTAAAGATTATATCAAAGATAATTGTGTAAGTTGTTGTACCATGTGCAACATGATGAAAGGTTGTATTAGTCCAACTATCTTTATACATCGAGTAGAACATATTCTAACCTATTTGAATTTGGAAGATGGAAAATTGTATCCGAATGATTTTATAGATGTGAAAAATGTGAATTATGATAAATATAGGTTCAGAGCAAATGCAAAGAATTTACAATTTGAACTAACGAAAGAATTCTTTCAAGTTAAAACATCAGAACCTTGTTACTTATGTGGAAAAGAACAATCAGATCATCATAAGAATGGGTTAGACCGTTATGATAATATGAAAGGTTATACAGAAGAAAATGTTCGTGTATGTTGCGGAAATTGTAATTATATGAAGCGAGATTATACATATGATAATTTTACAACTAAGTTACATAGGATTTATCAACATCAGAAATTTAATCCAATTAGTAAAGAAAATATTCGTGTATTACGTCAAATTTCTTTTGGAAATAAACTAACGGTAGAGGAAATACAAGAAAATATAAAAAGGAGAAAGGAAAAACAAAGAAAAGAATTAAAAGATAAATATTGTGATGACGAATTCCGTAAACAGAAAGCAATCGACATCGCGAGTCGTAAATAAAACAAGATTATACTATTTTGTTTTATTTTAAAGTATAAAAAAAGAATGATATAAAATGATAAAGTATGCTAGTCCACCCATACCGATCATCTTACTAATTTGAAT